ATAATGAAGTTATAGTTCCATTCCTTTCGGTTGTTGAAAATCCAACAGAACGTGAAGATCTTTATAATTTGGAGACCAAGATGATCGAGGAGGGAAAAATGACCGAAGAAGATCGTCATGTGTGGCCGAATAATAAACTTATAATGTTATCATCGGCCTCTTATAAATTTGAATACATGTACAAGCTTTACGATAAATTTGAGAATCTAATTCAAGGTGACATACCCGAAGACGGAAATGCTCACCGAACAATTATGCACTTTAGCTATGACTGCGCCCCGAAGCAGCTTTACGATCAAAACCTCATCAACCAAGCAAAGGCAAGCATGAGCCAGAGCCAGTTTGATCGAGAGTTTGGGGCTATTTTTACAGATGATAGTTCAGGCTACTTTAAAATATCAAAGATGGCTAAATGCACTATCCCTGATGGGCAATCACCATGTGTGGAAGTAGCGGGAGAGCCGGGGGATAAATATTTACTAGCATTCGACCCTAGCTGGGCGGAAAGCGAAAGTAGTGATAACTTTGCCATGCACGTCTTTAAATTAAACGACGAATCGCAGGTGGGCACCCTAGTTCATAGTTACGCTGTGCCGGGAGCGAGAATGAAAGATCATATTTTTTACATGCACTACTTGTTAACCCACTTCAATATAGTGGCAATAGTAGGGGACTACAATGGCGGGGTTCAGTTCATGAGCGCTTGCAATGAAAGCAGTCTATTCAAGCAGAACAACCTCAAGATAGGAACTATCTCGGCAGACCTTGATAAGTTGGAAAGTTATCAAGATGGCTTGAGAAAAGCTAAATTAGAATACAATTTAAGCGAGAAAAAAATCTGTATACTTCGAAAGCCAACTTCCCAATGGATTAGGGGTGCTAATGAATTACTTCAATCAAATTTTGATCATCAGAGAATATTTTTTGGGGCGAGAGCTGTTAATGATGACTACCAAAAACAAAGAAATAAAAAAATACCAATAAAAAACTTAAAGTTTCTGAGGATAATGGACGACCAAGAAAAACAGAGTAATCCCGCTAAAATGATAGATTTCGTAGAGCATCAAGTTGATATGATAGAAAAGACTAAATCAGAATGCGCTTTAATTCAAATTAAGACTAGCGCACAAGGCACTCAAAGCTTTGACTTGCCTGATAACCTTAAACGCCAAACGGGCCCAGAGAAGGCTCGAAAAGACTCTTACTCAGCTTTAGTACTTGGGAACTGGATGATCAAAACCTATTATGATATGCACAATGTCCAGCAGACCCAAGGAGCCGCCACCTTCACTCCAATATTCATCGCGTAATGATCATCTCCGATAGCCATAAATTTATTTTTTGCCGTAATATGCGAGCAGGAACTACAAGTATAAAAAAACGCTTGGAACTTATAGCCAAAGATAGTATATCTCTCAATATAGGTTCTGCACATTATGGCCACCACCTCCCTATGAGTGAAATACGTAAACATATTACGGAAGAGCAATGCCAAAGTTATTTTAAATTTGCTTTTGTGCGTAACCCATGGGACCGGCTAGCCTCTTCCTATGTCTATGGCGCACTCTCTGCAGCCACTAACGGTACTTACAATATAGCCCGGCTTGAACCATATAATCAATGGCTGGAAACGATCCTGCCTGATTTTAAAGATTATGTAAAAAGGTTAGATCAACAACACTATATACAATATAGCCCAAAACCGCGCCAGTGGTTTAATAGATTATCTAATATATTCCGCAAAAAGCCGAGCGAAACCGTACCTATAGGCTTTGGCGATATTTTTGCATTGCCTCAATATGATTTTGTAAAAGGGGTTGATTTTATTGGTAAATACGAAAATCTCCAAGAAGGGTTTAGTCATATTTGTAGTGAAGTAAATATTCCTGCCTCTAGACTAAAACAGTTAAACAGAAGCTTTAAGCCTAATTACCGCTCCATGTATGATGAAGAGTCGCGCCTTATAGTAGCCAAACACTATGCTAAAGATATTAAAGCTTTTGAGTACCAGTTTTGATTTAAGGTAGTAGCTCACAAAAGTATAAAGTTAACTTTTAACTTTTGGTAGACTTTCGAGAGACTTTGGTGTATCATAGAATATGGCCAAGCGTAAATATAACAAAAAGTCGGATTATTGGAATCAATTTCAGCCAAGCAGTGAGAAGGAAAGCTTAGGGAGTGTTAAGCCGCAGTCTATAGAGGACTCTCCTGAACCTATTTTAGCGGGAGACCCTTATTATACTCAAACAGCTAACGCCTTCACCAAAACTTCTAAGGCATATGATCGTACTGGAAGCGGTCAAAGCAATACTTCCAGAACAACGACCCGGATGAACTCTGCTTTTGTTACTCCTAAGATCTGGAAGTATGCAAACATCAGAGAAGGAATGCTTCCTTATTACTATACCAAACTGGGAGCTGATGTAAGGGACTGTATACTTCTTTGCCAGAAGGCTTATGCTAATATTCCTATTTTTAGAAATGTAATTGACATTATGTCGGAGTTTGCTAACACCGAACTTTATATTGAAGGGGGCACAGAGAAATCTAGAAATTTTATAGACAAGTGGTTTCAAAAAGTAAAAATCTGGAACCTTAAGGATCAATTCTTTAGAGAGTATTATAGGAGTGGTAACGTTTTTCTCTACAGGGTGGATAGTAAGTTTACTACAGAAGACTTCGCTAAGATGTCTACCATTTATGGTTCGGAGTTTATGAAACCCGGGCAGATACCTATTAAGTATATTCTTTTAAATCCTTATGATATTGCTACAGTAAGATCTACTAACTTTCATGGGCAAGTTTACAGAAAAATATTATCCGAGTTCGAACTGGAGCGTTTGCAAGAGCCTAAAACAGAATATGACAAAGAAGTTCTTGAAGGGTTACCCAAAAAGACTCAGCAGCTAATTAAAGATGGTGGTTATGGATATGATGGAATTTCCATGGAGCTTGACCCCGAGAAGCTTAACTTTTCTTTTTACAAGAAACAGGATTATGAGCCATTTGCTATTCCCTTTGGTTTCCCTGTGTTAGATGATTTAAATTGGAAGTTAGAGTTAAAGAAGGTGGACCAATCCATAACTCGAACTATTGAGAATGTAATTTTATTGATTACTATGGGTAACACTCCAGACAAGGGAGGAATAAACCCTCATAACCTTAAGGCTATGCAATCTTTATTTTCTAATGAAAGTATTGGTAGGGTGCTCGTTAGTGATTATACCACTAAAGCAGAATTTATTATTCCAGATCTTAATAGAGTTCTTGGCCCCGAAAAATATGAGATAGTAGATAAAGACATTAAGGAAGCTCTGCAGAATGTAGTAGTAGGTCATGAGCGTTACAGTAATACTCAAGTAAAAGCTCAAATTTTCCTAGAAAGATTAAAAGAGGCGCGAAATGCATTTTTGCAAGATTTCCTTATACCTCAAGTTAAGTTGGTATGTCAAAATTTAGGATTCCGCAAATACCCTACTATTAAGTTCCAAGAAATCGATTTAAAGGATGAGGTTCAGCTCCAGCGAGTTACTACTCGATTAATGGAGCTAGGCATCCTTACTCCTGAGCAAGGAATTACCACTATCAAGACAGGCCATTACCCTGAAGGAGCGGAGCTAGTGGATAAGCAAGAATCTTATATTGATGAACGTCAAAAAGGATATTACACTCCTCTTGTAGGAGGACAGCCTTTAATGCCCGACATGGAGGATGAAGGAGATAAAGGGCAACCCTCTAACACTAACCAGCCGGAAGATAAAACGCCTACGGTTCAAGATGTAGTGGATGATGAAAGAATTGAGCCCGGAGCAGGGCCCGTAACAGTAGGGCGCCCCAATAAAAAGGTAAAGCAAGAAAAAGGTAGGCCCAGTGGGTCTGACAAGAGAGATAATATGAAGCTTACTACTAAGGCGGTTCAAGAGGTAGTTTATGATATAGAGAAATTGATTTCATTCGCCCAAAAAGAAATGAGAGCTCATAATAACATAAAAAGACTCTCCAAGGATAAAAAAGCTTTGCTCGATGAATTGTGCAAAAGCGTGGTTGTGTCTACAGAGCAGGGTAGCTGGAAAAACCAAGTGCAATCATGCATAAAAGACTTTGGAGGAATAGAGTCTCTTCATCCTTTACCCGAAGTATTAAATGCTTCTCAAGAACATCAATTGGAGATATACCCAGCCGCTTTAGTACACCACGCTCAAGAAAAAGATTCTCAAAGCGATAAAAACCGTGTAAAAAAATAACAACTAACTATTTTTATTATGGAACTAGATTTCTCTAAAAACATCAAAGACTCATCGGAGTTGCAGCAGATTTTAGCTGATCAAAAAAGCCGGAAGCAAATTAATGATTTGCCGGACTCAGATTTCGCATACATAGAGCCGGGCGGAAAAAAGGTAGATGGGAAGACTGTTCCTAGATCTTTAAGGCATCTCCCCATTATGGATTGCGCTCATGTTCGCAACGCTTTGGCTAGAGTGGGTCAAACAAAAATCTCTGCCGAAGCTAAAGCGCAGGCTCTCAAAAAGATTAAGGCTGCAGCCAAGAAGTGTGGCGTGGAGGTTAGCGAATCGGACGCTAAAGATTGGGATAAGATCGATAAAGACGAACTTAAGCACGATAATAAAAAGGAAAAGAAAGAGCACTATAAGGATGCCGTCAAGGATGACGAAGAGCATATTAAAAAACTTAAAAAGGACGAAAAGATCGATAAGAAAAAAGAGTCCGATGCGAAAGATTGGGAAAAGACCGATAAAAAAGAGCTTAAGCGTGACGACAAAAAGGAAAAGAAAGAGCACTACAAGGATGCCGTCAAGGATGACGAAGAGCATGTAGATAAGCTCAAGAAGGACGAAAAAATTGACAAGAAAAAAGAGTCCGAAGCTGCTAGTGACAAACAGAAAGCTGCTCGTGACGCTTTCATGGAAATGATCAAAAAGAAAAAAGGCGGAGATAAAGACGACAAAAAATCAGACGACAAAGATGACAAGAAGTCCGACGACAAGGATGACAAGAAGTCAGATGACAAGAAAGAGTC